ACCTAAAGGGTACTCAAACTAAAATAGAGGCTAAAACATCTACAGATGAAGTTTAAAAAGCCTACAATGAAGCAGGTAGCTATTGCAATTGCACACCTACAATTAGACATTAATGCTCTAAAGGAAATAGCTCATGAACCTAAAGAGTTTGTATGCTGTGATAAATGTGGGTGCAAACTTAAAAAAGATGAAGTTTGAATGTAGTGGTTGTGGTATTTGCTGTCAATTAGCTGGTAAGAATGGTTTAATGCCCTCTAATGATGATGGCAGTTGTATTTATTTAGATATAGACAATAAATGCAAGATATATGATGAAAGACCTGATATTTGCAATGTATCTAAGATGTATAAGCATAGAGTAAAGAATGGTCTTGATATTTCATTTAAAGAATACTGCAAATTAAGTGCTAGAGCTTGTAATACTATGATGGAACAAAACAATATAGATAAAAGGTATCGGTTAGACGAAAGAGTCTACGATGAATGATTTTGAAGCAATCTACGCTAAGAAGCAGGCTCTTAAAAAGTTATTTCACAATATTGCACTTTTTGGGCGCACTTGTTTTCCTACTGCTCTTAGAAAAGCTACTCCACCTTTTCATCATGAGATTTATAAAGATTTAAGAAATAGAAGCAAGAAAAGAGTATTAATAGCAGCGCCTCGTGGTACCGCAAAATCCACAGTAACCTCACTTTTACTTCCACTACACAGAATTGCATTCAAACACGATGACGATGAAGAGTTTATCGTAATCATCTCTGAATCACAGGCGCAGTCTATCAACTTCTTATCTCGTATTAAATACCATTTAACACATAGTGATCGTTTTAAAGAATTATTTGGGGATATGGGCCCTAATACAGCTAGAAGATGGACAGCTACAGATGTAGTTACATCAAATGGAGTAAGGATAGTAGCTGTAGGTACAGGGCAAAGAGTAAGAGGTTTTATTGAAGGTGATACACGTCCTACATTAATTATTGTTGATGACTTTGAATCAGAATTAAACGCGTTTACGCAAGAAGCGAGAGCTAAAAACAGAAAATGGATGACAGAAGCCGTTATACCATCATTATCCGATGAGGGTCGTATTGTTATGATTGGTACAGTAATATCGGAAGATTGTTTCTTATATTGGGCTAAAGATTCTCCAGCATGGAATACTTTGTGGTATTCTATCATAAATGACGATGGCTCTCCAATATGGCCCGAAAGATTTCCTTTATCAAGAGTAGATCAGATTAAAGAAGAATATGCATCTGTAGGTAATATTAATGGATTCTATCAAGAGTACATGAATATAGCTCAATCTCCAGATGAAGCTCCATTTAAACCAGAATGGATTAAACTACATCAATATGATTTTGAAAGAAGAGAAGGTCAACCTTGTTTAGTTAAAGAAACAGGAGAAGGAGAAGAAGTTATTCCTATTGAAGTTTATGGCGGTGTAGATCCAGCTTCTTCATTATCAGCAAGAGCTGACTTCTTTGTTATAGCAACAATAGGTATTGACCATGAGGGCAATAAGTATGTATTAGATATATATCGTAAACACGTTTCACCAGCTGAACAACCAGATATTATAATAGATAAATTTAAAAAATACAGGCATAGGAAGATGAAAATAGAAACTGTTGCTTACCAGGAAGCTTTAAGAGCAGCAGTTAAAAAACGTATGCTTGAAGAAAACTTATATATACCAGGATTAGAAAAAGGTGTTAAGCCTAGAAATAGAAAATCCGAAAGATTACTATCATTAGTACCTATGTTCGCTAAAGGTGAATTTTATTTTAGAAGTCAGGATACAGAAGCACAAGCAGAGTTCTTATCTTATCCAAAAGGTAAGCATGACGATGTTATGGATGCAATATGGACTAGTCTAGAAGGTGCAAGACCAAGTAGGCTAAAATCACTTAATGTTGAAGATAAAGGTAGTAAGTTAAAGAAAGTTCTTGATTGGATGACCTTATAGTCCTTATATTACTTTACCTACATCTAGGTGCAAAACGGGGGTTAGACATAAATGGCAGGCAAAAAGCAGTCTGGCAAGAAGATCGCAGAAGAGACTAAACGTCTATTTGACTTATACAAAAGAAAACGTGAACACTGGGAAATTCAAGCTAGAGAAGACCAGGAATACAGGTTAGGAAGACAATGGACTAGAGAACAAGAGGAAACTCTTAAAGCTCGTGGCCAAGCCCCTATAGTAGTAAATAGAATCCACCCAGCAGTTGAAACAGCTAAAGCAATGCTTACAGCGAATAGACCCTCGTTTAAAGTATCCCCAAGAGAAGATAGTGATACAAAAGTTGCTAATGTTTTAAATCATCTGCTTTCTTATATGTATGATAACTCAGATGGTAGAAGTGTTATCAGACAATCAATTGACGATTATTATGTTACTGGCTTAGGATATGTGATGGTATATCAGAATCCTTTAGCTGATGATGGTAAAGGTGAAGTAATGATAAAGGACATTGATCCTTTAGATGTTTATGTTGACCCCAATTCAAGAGACTCATTTTTTGATGATGCCGAGAACATCATTATATCAAGAAACTTTACTAAAGACCAAGCTAAAGCGTTATACCCTCAATATAAAAAAGCCATTGAGGCAGCATCTGGACATTATGATAGTGATCAGATTATCACAGGTAATACCGACAGCACTGGTTTAACCTTCCCAGGCGAAATAGACACGGTAGAAGACGGAGACGGAGAATATGTAAGAGGTTACGAAAGATTCTATAAAGTAAATGAAAATGCTTTTAGGGTTTATGAAAGGTATTCTGGAAAAGAGTATCGTTTTGACCAGGAAGATTTCGAAGCCTATATATCTCAGCCTATTGGAGTACTCAATGGCCAAATTTACGAAGGTGATGATATAAAATCTGTACAAGAAACTCAAGATAAGATGAAAATTGAGTTACTAGATAGAAACAGAAAGATTATCAATGAAGATGTGCATAGAATGCAAGAAGAACTTGAAGTTCAATATCAAGAGACTCAGCAAAGATTAGCAGAGCAAGTTGAATTAGGAAACTTAATACCTGATAGAATGTCTTTAGAGCTTTCAAAACTAAGAGAGCAAATTGACTTAACAGTTAATCAAACTAAAGAACAAGCAATGACTGAAGCTGGGTTAGCAGCTGAATTACCAGATGTTGAAATGATGGTAAAAGCTGACCTAGTTGATAGAGGTATGTTAGATATAGTACCTATTAGTATTCAAAAAGTAAAACAATGTGTAGTAATTGGAGATAAATACATCTACTCACGGGTGTTACCAACAAGTAACTACCCTATAGTCCCAATAGTAAACTTACATACTAGAACTCCATTTCCAATGAGTGACGTTCGTATGGTTAAAGGTTTACAGGACTATATCAATAAAACTCGATCCTTAATAATAAACCATGCTATTACTTCTACTAATATGAAAGTTTTAGTGCCTTCTGGTTCAGTCGATATGAAAGAATTTGAAGAAAAGTGGGCTCAACCAGGGGTTGGGATTGAAGTTGATTTTGATATGGGGCAGCCTGTTGTAGCTAGCCCAGCTCCTCTTCCTAACGAGTTATACAATAACGAACAGACTGCTAAAAACGACATCGATCACCAGCTCGGACTCTACGAAATGATGATGGGTAACTCGCAAGCCGCCCCACAAACTTATAAAGCAACTATATCTCTAGATGAATTTGGTCAAAGAAAGATTAAATCAAAATTAGCAGATATTGAAGGAGCATTAACTAGAGTAGCCAAAGTGTCTATTCAAATGATGCAAGAATTATACCAGAATGAAAAAATATTTAGAATTGTTCAACCAAACAATTCATTAAGCGAATATGCTATAAACAAAAAGATTTATGACGATAAAACAGATGAAGTCAAGATTGCTAATGATATAACAGTTGGCAAATATGATGTTGTTTACGTATCAGGCTCAACACTTCCAAGTAATAGATATGCGGAACTTGAGTTTTATATGGATGCATACCAAAAAGGTATAGTAGATCGTCAAGAAGTATTGAAGAAAACAGAAGTTTTCGACATGGAAGGCGTATTAGAAAGAACAGATACTATCGCAGCCCTTGAGCAACAAGTAGAGCAACTAGAAGAAGACCTGAAAAAACAAGCAGGTGACAATCAAACTCTAGTTCGTGAAAATGTTCACCTCAAGCAGAAAGTAGAAGTAGAGAAGTTTAAAGGTGAATTGGATTCAACATCCAATAAAGCAAAATTAGCTGGAACCTTATTTGAAAAACGTCTTGAAGACAATCTTTCTATGATCGGCAAAGAAATACAGGATGCAGCAAAAGACAAATCAACAGACTCACCTTCTAAAGCATCCAAGAAGCAGTCTAAAGAGAGGAAATAATAGCAATGGAAGCTAATGATAACTTGGCTCCTGAAACTCCAGCTCAAGCAGATATACCTAGCTTTGAAGAAGGAATGATGGACACCCAATCAAACACTGATAATACCTTTAACGATATTATGGGATTACCTAATACTGAAGAAACGGCCCCTCCAAAACACGAGGATACCCAACAACTTGTTGAAAAAGAAGTAATACCTCAACAAGATTTTTCTCAGAATGAAGTAGCTCCAAATGAAAATAACGAAGAAGTACGTTATCAATACTGGCAGTCGCAAGCTGCTAAATTGCAGAATCAAGTAAATGAAATGAAAGAGTATCAACCTATGGTTGACTATCTCCGTAATAATCCACAGGCCGTGCAAAACTTAACTCCAGGTGGTCAAACACCAGAAGCAAGTGAAGCACCGACAAGTCAGGAACAGGAGCAATTTCCTCCCCCTCCTGCGCGACCTGAGCAACCTGCTGGGTTTTCTAGAGAAGAAGCATTTTCAGATCCTGCTAGCGCAAGTGGTCAATATTTAGATAGTGTAGATAAATGGCGTGATGATATGCAAACATATAATCAGCTAGCTGCACAATATGAAATTGCCACAATGCGTGAATCGTATAATGAAAAAATCCAAAATCTTGAAGGAATAGAGGCTAAAAGGATTCAAGACGCAGAACAAAGTCAAAAAATGAATGAAGTTAGGGATTATGTCTCTACCAATTATGATCTAGGTGATAAAGTTGATGATTTTTTAACAACTATGAATGACCCTAGCTCAGTAAACATGGATGACCTTGTTGGTTATTATAAGTACAAAAATGGAATTGCAAATGCAGGTCCTGCTCCTGTAGTTAATACAGGAAATCAGGCTAGTGCAACTTTTAATCAGTTAAAAAGAGCACAATCTGTACCAACTCCAATGGGTGTACAACCAGCTCAATCTAATAACCCTACTGAACCTTCTAATGATTTTATGGATTCGCTTATTAAAAATAACAAACAAAATAATATCCTTTAGGAGGGAAAAGAAAAATGGCAGACTTAAAAACAAGTTCTCCATCTGGTGCGTTTTACACGCAAGGTACTACTTCTCCTAGTGTCGATAATATACGAAGAACGTTTGGTATTGGTGATAAAGTTGCAGAATTAGCTCCAGAAACATCAATTTTCTTCTCATATTTATCTAAGCTAGGGAAAAAGGCTACAGATGAAACTGTATGGAGACCTTTAGAATATAGGAATCAATGGCAAAGACGTAATTTCTATGCAGAAATTTACAAAAAAGTGGGTGCAGCTACCTTAGGTACTAATGATTTTACTGGTGCTTTAGGAACAGCTACAGGCTCTGCTGCTGGTGATGTTGTAGTTATTTATACAGACTATGACAAAAACGGCAAGAAGATCAACCTGGGTGGTATCAAAGCTGATGGTAAAATAGCAGCTAATACTGGTACTGCAGCAGCTCACAAAGGTTTTGCTCCAATATTCTTACTTAAAAATCAAATGGTAAGAATCAACGGCTTAGCATATAAAATTGTCGGAGACGTCAATTATTATAAATGGGCATCGTCTACATCTATGACGGTATCTACTAAAGCTGCTGCTGGAACAGAAGCTGGTTTTGTTGCTCTTAACCTTGCTGACCTTAAACTAGTAGAAGACTCTGCGGTATCAAGCCTAGCTGATCCAGCTGCTGCTTGGGACCAAGAAGGTCAAGTGATGGGTTCACAATGGGGTGAAGGAACTGCAGCTCCTGATGGCTTCAGAGATGAATTATCTAGTGTAGAATTTTACACACAGATATTCAAAACTGCTGTTCCATTAATGAGTGGTTCTATGATGGCTACTAAATACAGAGGCTATGCTAATGAATGGCAACGTATTTATGCAGAACATCTAAAAGCTCATAAAATGGATCTAGAGAATGCGTTCTTGTTTGGACGTGGTGCTTACCACAGTGCAGACCAACGTTTCTCTTGGGGTGCTGAGCCTTTCATCAGAGCAAAAGGTAAGAAATATGAAGTAGCTTACTCTGGTTCTGCTGGTTCTACTGCGGGTTATGATGCAAACGTTGGCTTTAGTTATGATGGTATCGTAGATCTTATGGATGATTTCATGAGCTATGAATCTGGAAATAGCGGTCAAAAGCTTTGCTTAACATCAAGAAAAGTTATCAACAAACTGATGAAAACAGGTTCTGGTAACTTCTTAGACAATTCATTTAGTTCTGATACTAAAGAGTTGTTTAATGCTTCTTTAGATGTTAAGAAATCATCATTCATGCCTATTGACATCACATCTGTTTCTACATCATGGGGTTCTATGAATTTCGTAGCACATCCATTAATGAGAAACGATATGGAAGATAAAGCAGTATGTATCGATCTTAGCAATGTGTCTTATAGACCATTAGCAGGAAACGGTGTATCTAGAGATACATTTGTTGAAACTAATGTTCAGAATAATGACATTGACGGAAGAAAAGACATGATCATAACAGAAGCAGGTCTTGAGGTAATGTTACCTGAGACTCACGCTGTTATCGATTTTGTTTAATCTTTAACGAGTTAAATAATGTGCCCCTGGTTAACGCTGGGGGCACTATTAAAAGGAATTAAATGGCATTAAAAACTGATATATTAAATTATGTAGGAGTAACTGACGGAGTCTTTTTTGACGAGTTAGATGAATATGCTCTTTTTACAGAAGGACTGTGGAAAGCTGCTCAATCATTACCTAAAGGTTTATTACTACAGAATGCATCAGCTTTATCCGATCCAGAGAATATTACTGCTAATACAAGTGGTAATAACGGAAATGCTCCTACTGATATATATACCGATGCCGTTCAAGCTACCTTAACAACACAAGATATACTACTTTTAATCGAAAGAGTAGTATCTAAAGTAGAAATGTTTAGCAATCAAGTTTCTAAAGAAAAGTATGAAAGTAGGTTTGTAGATAATGTTAAAATATCTGAAAAGCACAGAGTATTAGACTCTAATAGCATTTATCTTGCTACAGATTACTCTCCAGTTTATTGGATAGAAAATGATTCTACAAATGCTGGGCGAATAAAGATATTTACAGCACCATCAACAGTTGCAACTTATGTCCATGTTGGATTGCAACCATATCTTGAGAATGGAAAGTCAGCTTTAAGAATATATAAATATTCTAAAGAAACTATAGATGCTAGTACAACAACACTGGCTAACATACCAATAACAGCACATACTTACTGCTATAAGATTATGGCATTACAATTAATAAATGCCTGGTTAGGTAAGAATGCTACTGAAAATGATGATGCAGAAAGTTTTGCATTAATTGCACAGCAAAAACAATTATTAGAAAGTGAAATAGGTCAAGAATTAAAAAACTTTAGGGAGATGTACTAATGACACAGAAAGAAATGTTAGAAATTATACAACAACATCATCCCGATGCAGGCGAAACAGTTATAAGGAAGGCTTTAAATAGAGCGCAAGATGACTTTTCAGCTAGAACAAAGATATTAACAGTTGCATCGGATAATACTGATGTAACAATAGCAAATCAAAGACATTATAATTTACCTCCAGAAGTATTGGAGATAAAAAGAGTTGAATTAGATCAGGTTGAAATTGTGAGAATAATAGATAGGCCTATTAAAGGGGACTATAGCTCATGAGTAATACTGCAGAAATTAGAAAAAAATACTTTTGGTATGTTAATGGGGATAGACTTGCTTTAGTAGAAAATAACCCAAGTGCTGATGATAATATAGATTCTATAAGTAAAGCTGGTATGACAATTAGAGTTGAATACACAACTCGACCAATTAAATTTACAGCAGATCTAACTGCATCAAGTGAATTGCCAGACCAATTTCATGAAGCTTTATGTTATAAAGTAATATCAGATTTATACAAATTGCCTGGAGAAACTTTAAACCTACAACTTGCTCAGTATTTTGATCAGCAATATATGCTTCAATTAAGAGAGGCTAAAAAATATGCTAGCAGAAACAAAGTAAGTGGTGGGTATATCAAACCATGGAGCTTTTAAATGGCATTTACAAGACAATCTACAGGAACATCAACTTCTTTTAGCAGGGACGGAGTATTAACAGAAACAATTACTACTCCGCCTTTTCAAGTATTCAATATAACAGATACAAAAAATTATTCATTAGGCCATAATTGGTCAATTGGAATTGACACAAGCGTTAATTCTTTAAGTTTTAAATATTCAAACAAAAGCATATTAACTCTCGATAGTTCTGGATTCAGAATGATCAGTATTGTGCTTCCACCGCAAAGTTCTTATCCAATTAACCCAGCTAGTGGAACGCTTTACAATCTTAACAACGAGATGTTTATATACACATAAGAAGGAGGCAAACTCATGGCAACATGGAAAAAGGTGGTCGTCGAGAGTACAGCTGGGAACATAACTCAGAAAGCTGCTACCTCAGGTACTGCCGATAATATAACAAGTCAAGGAGCATTAGCAACGCTAGGCTCAGTGGCAGCAGGACAAATAAGTAGTAATGCAGTAACAACCGCTAAAATACTAGATGCAAACGTAACAACAGCTAAGATAGCTAATGATGCGATAACAACTGATAAAATTGCTGATGAAGCAGTAACTGGTGATCAAATTGAAGCAAGTACTATTAGTGGTGGTCATTTAAATCAAGGTGCTATAAATGCTAGTGCTCTCTTAGCCGATAGTGTAGTCAGTGCAGCTAAAATTGCTACTAACGCTATTACAAACGCTAAAGTGGCAGATGATGCTATTGGAGTAGCAGAATTATCAGCAACAGGTACTGCAAGTGGCTCAACATATTTAAGAGGTGATAATACGTGGGCTGCAGTATCAAGTTATAGTGGCTGGAATATAGGTTCAGATAACAATGGAACTCTAAACGCGGCTGCACTTGGAGTAGCAAGCGGTGAAGGAGCCCACTTTTTAGGGGGTAGTGGTATTTCATCAGCTACAACCTTCCCAAGTGGAACTGGTACAGTAACAGTTACTTTTGATGTAGATAATACAGTTGTTAGAACTTCTGGAACTCAAAGTATATCAGGTAATAAGACATTCTCAGGTGATGTATCAGTAGCCAACCTAACAGTAACAGGAACTACTACAACAGTAAATACTGAAACTCTAACAGTTGATGATAATGCAATTGTCTTAAATAATAATGTAACGGGTACTCCAAACCAAGATGGTGGTATTATAATAGAAAGAGGTGACGAGTCTAATCAAGCACTAGCATGGGACGAAAGTGGTACAAGATGGGGCGCTGGTCACTCTGAAACTGGAACAGCTGGAGGCACTACATTTAGTTACTCTGGTCACTTGGTTACAGTCACAGACCCTGCTACTTCTTCTGCACCGACAGGTAATGGTACAGGAGTAGGATCTATGCAGGTTAATAGTGATAACGCTATATACATTAGAGTGGCTTAGTGAGCCAGTTTAAAACACCAATAAACAAGGTATCGTTTACTATACAAGATACTGAAATGCTAATAAGATTGCTTCAAGCCTCTCAAATAACAGGGGCTGAAGCAAAACCTTTAGCACAAGTTTTGGATAAGGTGGTAAAAATACATGAAGAACTCTTAACTAAAATGGTTGAAATATAGTGGCAACTTGGAAAAAAGTATTAACGGAAGGAACTAAAGTACCAATTATTCAGCAATGGAGTATGAGATGGTATACTGATGCGAATAATACATTATTGGGTGATGCTAGAAGAAGATGGTTTCATTTTAGCACTACATATGGGCCAAGTTATTATCAATGGTCATCATACATTGCTGGTGCTGATCCAAGACCTACTTGGTTTGATAGTTTTAACCCTGGTATTGTTATTCCAAGAGCCTGCAAACTAAAACGCTATACTTTACATGGCAACATGAATTGGACTGGAATTTCTACTGGTACGTTATTACTTGAGTTAAAAAAAAATACAAACACACTTGCACATAATAATGTAGCTACACTTATTCCTTTGTCAACTGTTGGTACAAGACAGTCAAAAGAATTTACTACTGGATATTATAAAAAAATGGGAGAAGATGTTGATGAAGTTTTGCGAGAAGGAGATATATTAATTCCATTTTTAGCTAGAGACGATCAATTAACTAACAATAACACTATGTATTTTGAAGGTGTATTTACATTAGAATATGAGAGAGAAATATAATGGCAGATCAAGGTAAACACGATAAGACGGTAGATGAAAAAGCTGATATGGAAACAACAGTTAATGGTGCGCTGTTAAAAGAATTATTTGAATCAATAGATGTTACTATAGATAAAAACAATACTTCTATAAACGACCTTAAAACCATAACAACTGCAGTAGCATTAAATACAGCAAAGACAGGTATATCTACTAGTCAAGCTAGTGCTATAACAGCAAACACAGCTAAGACTGGGATAACAACTGCACAAGCAAGTGCAATTACAGCTAATTCTGCAAAGACTGGTATCTCAACTGCTCAAGCATCGCAATTAACTGGACTTGGTAAAGGGCAAATCCCTGTAGGTACTGGGACTTTAGCAATACAATTTAATGCAAAAACTAATGCTCTAACATTCACATATAGACAAGGAAAAATAATCAAAAGCGGGAGTATTACTCTAAAATGATAGATACACTTAGAACATCAGCGGTAGGCGTTACGGGATCAGCTACAGCACAGATGCTACACTGGACAGAATGGGTCCCACCAATTTTTAGCGCGGCAGCAGCACTTGCAACATTGATATTCATGTTAATTAAAATATACAAGGAGATGAAATGAAGGAACTGATAGCAAATTACTTATTTAATGACGAGATGAAAGACAAGATTGTTAAAGAATTAAACGATAGTGTTAATATTCCAATTATTAATGAAAAAACTGAAGGAAAAATTATTGAAGCAATTTATGAAGTAGTAGAAGCCTGTGTCAAGAAAGCTATACTCAAGTAAATTGATTAAAGGTCAAAAGAAACCAAAAGAAACTGAAATCACTCTTTATTCAGATATAACTATTAATAATGGCGGTGGAGTTGTTAATGAGTTAGGGTTACAAGATCTAAAAGTTTATAAAGAACTTCCAGAGAAATGTGCTGATTGTAATAGTGAAAAAGTTATTGGTTTAGAGGTTTTAGGTGCAAGGGACGGCATTCTATTTTGGATATGTGATGTATGCGAACATTTGCACCTAAGATACACTATAAACAAAACTATAGAATGTATAGAAAGATGTAAAGAGTTTTGGACAGATAGATCGGCTTGGCCAATACCTGAAAAGTCAGAATTTAATTAAGGAAACTATGAAACAATATATCGTAACGCCTGACAAACACTTTCCATTACACGACAAAAAGGCAATTAATTGTCTAACTAAAATCATAGAAGCAGTTAGGCCAGATGCATATATTGATTTAGGAGATTCAGGAGAGTGGAATAGTGCAAGTCATTGGCAATGGAAAAGAAAGACTAAACCACCTTTAGAATATTATTTGCCAAATATTATACAAGAAATTGTAGAAGTAAATAAAGGGATGGATATAATTGACGAAGCGCTAGACAAAGCGAACGTTAAAGAAAAACACTTTATAACAGGTAATCATGATCAGTGGTTGAATTACTTTGTTGAAGAATTTCCTTATCTAGATAAATACAGCTTAGATAAAGCTATGAGACTAGAAGAAAGAGGATTTCAAGTAAAACCTTTAGGAGAGCTGTTGGAAATAGGTGACATGAGTTATTACCATGGTCACAATTACAGTGGTATGAATCACGCTTCGAACCATTGTAGACAATATAAACAGAATATAATGTATGGACATCATCACGATATACAGGTATATACCGACAAAAGTGCAAAAGGTCCTATAACAGCTTATTCGATAGGATGTTTAAAAGATATGTCTCCTGAAGTTAATGGCTTTGTAGGAGGTAGACCTATGAACTGGAAACACGCTATAGCGATTGTTACATATCATGGTCCAAATAGTTTTGTAAATATTGTAGAAATTAAAAATGGTAAGGCGATTGTAAATAATAAATTAATAGAAGGATAAAGTGGTGAACGACATCTTAACTATAGTTGAGACCTTTGGAATACCAGTTGCAGTTGCGATGGTGTTCGGCTTTTTTATCTGGAAGCAAAATAAATATATCCAAGATGACCTTATTAAAGATATTAATGGGCATTTCAAGCGTCTAGAAGCAATTGTAATTAAGCTTATAGATCAACAGAAGAAAAACCAAATAGAGCTGAAAGGGTTAAAACATAATTATCAAAGTATAGTAGATATAGTAACTAAACTATTAAGGGACAGAAAAGATGGCTAAAAAAATATTAGAGCTAAAGAATTTTATGGAAGGTATTATAGGATCACCTTCTGATGCTGATATAGCTCCTGAGGCTGCTGTTCATTCTACTAATATAGACGCTATTTCAGAAGAGGGTAAATTAAAAGGTGTCAAAAAAGATTTAGATATTTCAGATACCAATATATTTGAAGAAGAAATACAATTATTCCCTACATCAAATACTGGTTTA